GAAGTCCGAAAAAATTCGGAGCGGAGTCCGAAAAAATTCGGAGCAACAACGATGTACTACATATATATCTAAAAAGAAAGATAAAATAAATGATAAAGATAAGGTAAATCAGGATCAGAATAATCAGTCAATTAATCAAGATTTTATTTCCAGTAAAAGTGAAGATTTTGATGAAATAAAAAGCCAACATTTTAAAGAAAAAGCTGTTGCCACAATCGACGGAATTACAAACAAATCAAATTCAGTTTTATTATCAGAATTCCAATATTCAAAATCAATGCTTGAGGAAATACGTGTTGCTAGCAATAAGCCATATTTTACTCATTGTCGCATTGAAGGATTAATCAGTTATCTATCAACAGAATATCCAGATAAGTCTGTTTTTGGAGGGAGGCAAGGCTTTATTCGTTACATGACCAAGGTGGTTAATGGAGAAAAAGACTATGACAAACCAGAAGACAAAACCTCAGTTAGAGAGAAGGAAAGAAAGGAACTAGAACAATGGGACTACGATTTTAAACACGGAATAATAACATATTTGCCATGAACGAAGAATTACAAAAAAAGCTAAATGAAATTATTGCACTTGATGTGCAAAATGAAAAAGTTGCGATAGGTCATATGTTACAAGACGAGAAAGCTATGATACATGCTACCAAGATACTGAAAAGTGACTATTTCGTAGTGCCATATAATGTTTTTATTTTTAAGTTAATAAACTCTGCTATTCAAAATGGTGACACGTTAGGAACGGTAAACTTTAAAGTTACTTCAATTACAGAGAGCGATTGGTCTAATATTGACATTAACTCCAAAGTGACAAGACTCGAGTATATCACTGATTGCCTCGTAAGAGCTACGCCATTTTTAAGTATAAGTTGCGTAATAGAAGGTATTTTTAAAAGAATTCAGGAGCAATATCTGAGACGGATAATGTTTGAAGATTATGAAAAAACCTTAATTCAATTAGTTGACACAACCAACCTTACGGATATCCAAACAGTAGTCAGCGATATATCTAAAAAAACCAATAATATTCTTGATGGAATTATTACCGGATCTACTTATGAAGATTATAAAACAATGGCATTAAAGGCATTAAATACTAAGAGACAAGACACTATTAGCACTGGTTATGAGCAATTAGATCATTTGATTGATGGTTTTAAAGCAGGTCAGCTAATTACCATTGGAGCTAGTACTGGAGTTGGGAAAAGTGCATTTGCTGTTAATTTAGCACTGAATATTACAGGTCAAGGTTACAAGGTGGCTCTTTGGTCATTTGAAATGGATGAGAGTGAAATTTATCAAAGAATATTCTCTATCAAATCTGGAATAGGAGCTATGAAAAAAGATAGGCAAGAAGAGCGATATAATGCGGTTAGAAAATACATCGCCAATACCGATGATGATATTCAAATATTCACGGATAGGATTAACAACCTTGGTAATTTTTATTTGCAATGTCGTAAGCTCAGCATGCAAGACTCTGTAAAGGTGATTATTATTGATTACTTACAACTGATCCATCTTTCAGGTGGAACGAAATGGAATAGAGTGGCTGAGATAGAACAAATCACAACTAATTTTAAGAATATGGCTAGTGAACTGGGTATCTCTATAATCATTCTTTCTCAATTATCGAGAGAGTGTCAAAGAAGAGAAGATAAGACGCCAGTTCTATCAGACTTAAGAGATTCTGGCTCAATAGAACAAGATTCGAATATCGTTATGTTTTTACATAAGTTGCCAATAGCAGATGTGAATTACAACGATTTCGAGAAGTCAGTCAAGTTAATAGTTGCTAAAAACCGCTCTGGAAAAGCTGGCTCATTTAACTTGAAATACAACGGGGAGCTAACTCAATTTATGGAATTAATGAATTAGATAAATTTAATTAAACAAGAAGGAATTATTATGAAACTAAATTATTTTGAATCAAGAAGCAGTGTATTAACTGTGGTAAGTCAAGATTTGCACAAAAAGTTTTCTACATTACATAAAACACCTGACGATAAGTATACGTTATTAGCCACTTGGTTTAAACAAAACGAGTGCAACATTCCATATCCTAATTCTTGGGTAAGTGATTATCAAGTTGCAGGATTCAATTTAGAAAAAGGTAACAGTATAGCTTTTCGTGTTGAGAACAAGTTGCTTAAAAAGCTTCATCAAAAAACTTGTAAACTCAACACGAATATATGCGCATTATTGCGTTACTGCGTTGAACAAATAGTCAAAGAACATGAAGCGCGAAATATTGCTGTTCCGAGTACATCTTTTAAACAAGCAAGAAAAGATGTGATGAAAATAAAAGAAGTTGCTGGAATCTTAGGGATGTCACAGACTCACATCTTTAGATTGATATATTCTAAAAAACTAAAGGCTACTAAATGCAAAAGTAAAAGTAGAAATATAGATTTTTGGCAAATAACACGAAAAGATCTACAGGATTATCAGGATGTTAAAGCAAAGCTAACTGAGTTAAAAAGATCCGAGAAAAAAGAATTTAGTAACTTAGCTCATGAAATAGCGGAAAGAATGGGTGTTACAGGAGTGTTAATTTTAGGCACAAATAAATTAGAGAACGGTAATAACACCCTGTCGCTTTACAATTTAGACTTTAATCAAGTAGGTGGATTAGTGCTAAACCTAGGTCATCAGCTTTGTGATATATCAAATAAAGAAGGAAAATAAATGACTAACCAACTCAAAATAATAGGTAACAAAAATGACTAACCAAAAATGGACAAACTTTAGCGACGCAGATGATCAAATGTCATACGAACTTATACCTCATAAAACCATAGCAAAAGTAAGGATAATGGTAAAACGAGGAGGTTATGTTACGGAGGAGTGGAATGATGGCTATGTCACAAAAAGTAACAGTAGTAATAGCTTATATCTTGCCTGTGAATTTGTTGTTGTAGGTGGTGAATACTCTAGTCGGAAAATTTGGAGTAACATCGGCTTATATAGCGAAAACTCTGATAAATATGCTGATATTGGCAGGAGTACTATCAAGGCTATTTTAAACTCTGCGCGCAATTTAGATCCTAGAGATAAATCACCACAAGCGGAGCAAATGCGTAATATCAAAAACTTTGGCGATCTTAACGATCTTGAAGTAATAGCTGAAATATTGATAAATGATAAAGGGCAAACTCCTAAGAACGAAATAAAAATGATTATCACGCCTAATCACCCCAAGTACAAAGAATATATGCAGATGGATCTCAACCCACAAAAAACCACGTATAGCAGTGAGTCTTTGAACAAAGGAACTTTTCCACAGGGAATGTCTAGCGGTAAATATAAAATTGATTACGGCAAATCAGAACGCCCAGATGTTGTTTTAGATAATGATGAATTACCATTTTAAGGGGAAAGAATTATGTGTTTATCCCACAACTCAAAACCCTTTTAAACAAAGACTTCTGAGCTTTTGAAAATCTATACATCTCATTATCTATCCCACAACTTTAGCTAATAGATAACAAATTAATAAAAGTTGATATGAAACTACAAATAAACAAAGAATTTCAAGAATTAATCCCGCCTTTGTCAGTTGAGGAATTAGCTAGCTTAGAGAGGAGTATAAAAGCTGAAGGTTGCCGTGATCCTGTTGTAGTATGGAATAATACTATCGTAGATGGTCACCATAGGTATGCAATATGTACTAACAATAACATGCCATTTGAAACTAAGGAAGTTCAAGGTCTAGACACCGAGATAGACGTAAAGCTCTGGATGATAAATAACCAGTTTAGCCGTAGGAATTTACCAACTGAAACTAGGCTGGATCTTGCTTATAGATTTAAGGAATTTGAAGTGGAAAAGGCCAATGCAAGACAGTTAGCTGGTGCTAAAATTGATCAAATAGACAATGACGATACCTTAGCCCACCAGTGGGCTAAGGTTGACAAAGAAGCAACCAAAGGAAAAACCTTAGAAGTTATTGCCCAAAAAGCAGGAGTAAGCAGATCAACAGCTGAGCAATATGATGCTATTCAGCGTAAAGGGACTAAGGAGCAGAAAGAAGCTATACGTAATCATGAAGCTAGTATTAAGAAAGTCTATACTCAAATTCAGGAAGAAAAACGTCCTAAGAAGAGTAAAACTTTATCTCGATCAAAAAATAAATTAGTACCTACTATACAAGAGAACATTACAAATATTTATAGCTCCATTACAAATCATCAAGGATTAACAGACATTAATTACTGGCTTACTCATAGCGCTCTTGGAAATAACGAAAATTATCTAGAGCCTGTATACAAAATTCATCATCAAAGAGGTCTGATTACCAAAAATTTAAATCAGTTATCAGAATTAGTTGATGATTTAGAAATTTTTATTAATCAGTGTAAAAATTTATTATTAATAGAAAAACGAAAAGATAAACAATTTGCTAGGGATTATGACAAATATTATTCAAGTTAAATGATAATTAATGTTATGAGTGATAAGAAATACTTTAAGAAATACTTACCTACGGAAGGTATTAGTGATAAAGAATTAAGGGTTTTGATTAATGAAGATATAAAGCAAAAATTTAAGAAATACAAAGAGTTGGTACAAGCTTGAAAAAGAAAAGAGCTGATTAATCCCAAAGATCCAGAAGTCTATCATCATAACATTTATAAGAAATGAGAAATCACAAGAAAAATAGAATCATAAAAAGCTATGTTATAATTACTTAAATGTAGATTTAGAACGATAAGTAATTATGTTAAATGTTTTAGATATTTTTTCAGGCATAGGTGGTTTTTCTATTGGGCTAGAAAAAGCAGGAATGCAAACAGTTGCTTTTTGTGAAAACAATCCATTTTGCCAGAAGATATTAAAAAAGCATTGGAAGTCTATAGCTGTATTTTCTGATGTTAGCACATTAACAATAGATGATTTTAGAGCTTTGCCAAAAATTGATGTAATTGCAGGAGGTTTTCCTTGTCAGGACATTTCTTGCGCAGGAAAGCAACTGGGAATTAATGCTAAACGTTCTGGTCTTTGGAAAGAATTTAAGAGGTTAATCAATGAGCTTAAACCAAAATATGCAATTATCGAAAACGTGGCAAACCTTCGCGGTAATGGACTTATCACAGTCTTGCAAGATTTATGGGAGATCGGGTATGATGCAGAGTGGCATTGCATACCAGCTTCAGCCTTTGGCGCTCCTCACAGGAGAGACAGGATATGGATTATTGCCTACCCCACTTGCATCAGCAAAAACAGATTGCCCAGCGGAAAGGAGGAGAGACAGTCCCTGTTTAGAGACAATTGTAAAAATGCTACCAACGCCCACTGCCAGCGATGCAACTGTAGGGAATGTTATAGGCAAGGACGATGTATACAAGAAAACTCGCAATGGAAATGTTCGGAAACACACAAAGAATGGGACATCAGGGAGTCTGGGATTAGCAAGATATGTGAGATTCTTCCCAACACCAACGGCCAGAGATCACAAGGACACTGGCAACTTGAAGAAATTAGCAAAATATGTAAACAAGAGCAGATTAGCTTGTACTATAGCACACGAGGAATTGATCAATGGGGAAAAGAACCTAAGTCAATTCCAAGACTAAAGGATGAACGCCTAAATCCAGATTGGGTAGAATGGCTTATGGGGTTTCCAAGTAGTTGGACAGAAAGTGGAAGTCGTAAGCAACGTCTTATGTCACTCGGTAATGCAGTTGTACCTATCATCCCAGAGTTTTTAGGGAAATCTGTTATTAATCACCATAATATACAAAATGAATTATGACCAAAACAATAAAGAATAAAGGCGGAAGGCCTTCTATTGTTCTAACTGAAGAACAGATAAAACAAATTGAAGTTCTTGCTCTAGACATGACTGTTGAGCAAATAGCAGACTATTTTAGTATATCCGAGAAGACGTTTCATGAAATTAAGAAAAGACAGCCAGAGGTTTTTACAGCTTATAAAAAAGGCAGAGCCAATGGAATTAAAGAAGTAACAGGCCTACTCTGGACTAACATGAGGGCTGGAGATACTACCTCGATACTTTTTTACCTTAAAACCCAAGCTGGCTGGTCAACTGAGAACAAAGCTTGCAAGAAGCTAAAATTATCTTTTAAAGCAAAAGCTCCAGAAGCGATAATCAATAGTAGTTTAGTTGCATTAGAGGAAGGGGAAATTAACCTTTCAGAGGCGAATCAATTAGCCAATTTGGCCACAACTAAAATGAATATTGAAAATAACTATTCCGTAGAAGAGAAAATAATTCATGAGCGTAAAAGTAAGGAAGAACTATGGGAGCGTGTTAAATTATATACCATTGCTGAGCAAAAACTAATGAAGGAAAAAGAAGCGTTGGAAAAAGCAAAAAAAATATAAGTTTAGTATTGATTTTAAGTTGCAATACATATATTATTACATAATTGCATTGCAAATCTTATTCTAGAGTTATTTTATGTCTGCATTCACGATCAATTTTAGGCTTCCGATCCAAGTAATTGACGAGGTGGATCATAGAGCTAAAAAACTTCATATCACCCGTAGTGAATATATTAGAAAGTCTATTGAAAATATGAATAAAAAATTACAACAACAAGAACGTAAAGATAGATTTTGTAGAGCAAGTAACCTTGTTAGAAAAGAAAGTATGATTGTAAATTCTGAATTTGCAAAGGTAGAATATGAACCAAAAGATTAACTTTGGTGAAATTTGGCTTGCTGATTTAAGTCCAAAAGTAGGTACTGAATTAGGAAAGTTAAGACCTGTTTTGATTATTCAAGATCAAATGCTTTTAGATGCAGAACATCCATCAACTTTGATTGTGCCTTTAACAACAAATTTAATAGATAATGCAAAGCCTTTGAGAATACGTATTAAGCCTACGGATAGATTGCAGAAAGAATCTGATCTTATAATAGATCAAATCCGCGCAATTGATAACCAAAGATTAGTAGGAGAGCCTCTTACGCTATGTAATCAAGACTTTATGGAAGAAGTTCATAAAGCTATTTTTGAAGTAATTGGAAAAAATTAAAAATAAGATTAAAGTTTCATGTAGCTATAAA